GGACCCTGCGGGTCCCCACCAGTTCTACGGGAACAAACTCCAAAATCCGAAAGGACGATCACACGTATGCCACCAACCATAGATGTGTCGAATCCCTCTATCCTTCCAGGATACGGGTTCGAGGAATGGAATAACTCACGGGAATACCACTACTTTTACCTTAACGGTATTAGTAAGGTGATCCGGTTTGGTAAACCAGGCCATTATGGTTGGCCCCATCCACACAACCGATATGATGTCGGCGGTGAGTTTGGGATTGAGCACTACGAGATCCAAAATGCACTTGTCCCTATCGGACGAGTGTATCAGTCTACCAATGACTTTTGGCGGGCTGGATATGAAGGATCTATGTGGAGCTCTCACCCCTATGACTGGCCCAATGTCGTTCGCGACGGGTCAGCTTGGGGGGCGACGGCATACAGCAAGATGAAGCCTACTGCTCCCGATTTCTCGGGGCTCAATGCGCTCTATGAGCTCAGAGAGTTTCCCGACATGATTGGGCAGCTTCGTGAACGACTCCGTAACTTCCGTGAGCTAGGTAAACACTACCTAGGTGCTCAGTTTGGATGGAAGCCGTTCCTGGGAGATCTTAGGAAACTTCTGCTAGATCAGCAGAAGATCCAAAAGCATCTTAACCAGCTCTTGCGTGATAATGGTAAGCCTGTCAGACGTAAAGTCATCTTGTCTGACATGTCTTCTGATCCGGTGGTTGAGGACGGAGAACCATGGGGTTACACATATCCCATGGGTTACTTCTATCCTGGTAAACCACCTCGATACAGACAGACAACGGTGTTGACCGATAAGGTGTGGGCGTCAGCCCGCTTCCGTTATTGGCTTCCACCGGGGCCCCAAGATATCGTATATAAACGTCGGCTACTTGCCGGCCTGTATGGCCTAGACTTAACACCTAGCGTCATATACAATGCGATACCTTGGTCCTGGTTAGTCGACTGGTTCAGTAACGTCGGAGATGTCATCGATAACCTCGATGCCGGCGTTGCTGATCGACTAGCAGCAGACTACTTCTACGTAATGCGCGAAGTAAAGAATGTACGGTCTCGTACCGTAAATATCTCTTACCAGCGTAGAACAGGAGAAGAAGTTCCTGCAACAGGTACCTCCTTTAACTCGTCTAGATACTTTACGAGGTTAAAGGGTGATCCATTTGGATTTAATACCAATGAGCAATCGCTCAGTGGTATGCAGTTGTCGATACTTGGGGCACTAGGCCTGTCCCGAATTAGATAGCTGATCATCCAATAATAATAATCGCTAACTAACTATAGGAGCTTCTAGTGCTAAGTGATCCTCAGTCGGTAACCATCAACGCGGTTGCGACCTCTCTGCCGAAGACCCAGAATGGGACGACGGCAAATGTCTACACCTCGGCTGATGGCAATACCTCCATGACTGTTAAGCAGAACGCAACCGCGTCCCGCTTTCGTCGTGAAGTCCGTCTGTCGCAGAAGAAAGTTGCGGCAGATCCCATTTCCGGTGTTAATAAGGAATTGGGAGTCAGCGTGTATCTCGTCATGGACGAGCCGCGCGCTGGCTTTTCGGACGCTGAGATCGGTTATCTCATCGATGCCTTGAAGGCTTGGTTGACTTCAACCAATTACAACAAGGTTCTCGGCGGCGAGTTCTAACACAGTGTTGCTCCTTGGAGCAACTCTGGTTGGGACTTTCCTGCTCGGTTTTCTCGCGAAAACCGCGCTGAGATAATTCCGATACAACCGGAGTTAGCCTAGACGGTCCTGTGTCCTCTTCTAAAGGAGGTTACAGTGAAAAGACCGACCATGCTCGTCAAGGCCATACTGGTTCAAGCCAGTTTGGACCTAGACTTGTCCGTAGAACGCGACGTCTCCTGTGTGGAGCGTCGTTATCGAACTGAAGGGTTCTCGTTCTTATCGATTACCCTTCCCCAGTTATCCGATGCCCTTGAGAAAGGGTTGGAGTCTGGGACGTTCACATGCCCTACGAGCTTTGCTCGGCATGGAAGTCTCCCCCGTTTTATGGGAGGTTTCTTCAAACGTGTGTTCGAAAGGAATGGTAGGCTACTGCCTAATCCGTGTCCTATTGCGGTAAAACGCATACGCCAAGTTAGTCGCTTTTTCAAAAAGCTAAAAACTCGGTGCAGCCCGAAGCGCGAGCGTCAGGCTGAAGAGCACTTTTTGGCAGTAGAAGGCGAACTCCGCCGGATGACACCTCAAGTAATGAGGAAGGATTCTTTCCTTGACAGAGTCGCAGGAATCATATGGTCTCAGGTTCTTCCTGAGATTGATTACCTTGACCTTGTTTGCCATCACGGTCCTGGTGTCACTGCTGATCGTCGTCTCCCTAACGAGAGGCATCGTATCAGTAAGTGGAACCATAGATCGGAGCTTACCTTCCCCTCTGACTTACACTGCTTCCCCAATTACGGGTATGCAGGAGAAGCCAGCGGTACAGGAGAAGGTACAGTCGCTGCCCAAGGAATCGACTACCTCTCTATCAGGGATGAACTCCCTGTAAGAGTTGTGTTTGTTCCAAAGACGGCGACGGCGCCACGAGTTATTGCTATAGAGCCTTCGCATATGCAGTATATGCAGCAGTCCCTCAAGGACTACTTATATACGCAATTGGAGACTCATAGCCTGACTAAACATTCTATCCGCTTTGCGCGGCAGGATGTTAATCAGCAACTCGCTTACAGTAGCAGCATCGACAAGAGTCTAGCGACTCTCGACCTGAAAGATGCGTCGGATCGAGTGCATCTCGCACTTGTTCAGCGTATCTTCAAGACCTCAGGAATCCTCGAGTACCTCGAGGACGCTCGGTCGTTGCACGCTACTCTTCCATCTGGAAGAAACATAGTCTTGAATAAGTATGCATCCATGGGGTCAGCGCTATGCTTCCCCGTGGAGGCTATGGTGTTTTACACCCTTATTCAAAGTGCCATGCATCAACTCGATGGAAGGCGTCCTAGTTCTCGATCAGTCCGCGATTATAGCAGACAGATCGATATCTATGGGGATGACATTGTCGTACCCGTAGATTACGCGGACGTTGTCGTGACGTACCTAGAGAGCTATGCTCTCAAGGTCAATGTAAACAAGTCTTTCAAAAGTGGAAACTTTCGAGAGTCTTGCGGTGCAGACTTCTATAATGGCG